CGGTTATGATCGTCCCGTCGGGCTGGACCGTGCCGAGGCTGGAACTGGTAGCGGCGACCGGTCCCGCGCAACCCAGGCCCGAGGGATTTGCAATATGGTTTCCGTTCGCGTCGATCTGGACGCACGCGCCCGGCGTTTGAGGCCCAGTGCTCGTGACCGCAATGTTTCCTGTGCCCGAGACGCCAGCGATCTGACCGCCCGCGGGAACGCGCTGAGCGAGCAGCGGGAGCGAAATGTAAAGGATGCAAAGAAGAGCTGTCGTTCGCGTTTTCATATTCGTTTCCAGGCCTTCCCCATGTTTCGCGGGCTCGTGTTGCCCGGATGAATCGTCGCGTGCATCAACTCCCCGGCGTCAGCCGTAACCAGTTCCCCGGCGTTCGATGCCACGGCAACGAACTGGTTGTCCTCGCCGATTTGCACCGAGTGGAAACGCCTGCGCTTCCACCAGTCGCGGCGGTAGACCAGCGAAGTGCCGAGGGCGTAATTGACGGTGCCTGTGTATTGCCACCACTGATCGCGATCGAGGAAGCGCATCGAGTGATAGCCCGTGACGCTCTTTCCGCTCTCGACCAGTCGTCCGAGTTGATCGGACAACCTATCGGGCGCCGAATAATCGTCGTCATCCCAATGCGCAATGACCTCGCCTGCTGCTCGTTCGCAGCCGTAATTTCGTTTATCGCCGATGCCGTTATGGCCTTCGAGGTGAATCAGACGAATCCGCGGGTCGTCAGGAACCAGATCCCGAACTTCTTCGCCGTCTGCCAGAATGAGCAGCTCGATCAGACTTTCGGTCTGCTGCTGCTGGAAGCACGCAATCGCTCGCGGGAGCCACGCTCGTCGATTTCTCGTGAGACATAAGCACGTGACGAAAGGGGTGCCGCGGGCTCACCTCGGGAGCTTCGGGCACGATCACCCTGGTTTCGTATCTCACCTCAGGCGGGCCGGCTCTTCGAACCATGCCGTTACGGACCAGTTCCTCGGCTATCTCCCGAGGGCAATCGAACTCCTGGCCCGCGAGTACGGTGCCGTAGCTGCCGGTGAGCTGGGTAAGAGCGATGACTCTCAATCTGGGCCCCTTTGGATTTGAAAAGACCTGCAAAACAAACCGGGCCCGCCCTGGTAAGAGCGAGCCCGGCCAGCCGTCAAGGATTGCCTGGCAGTTCCTACGGCGAGGTGTTGAAGGTGCCGGTCACGAACGAACCGGGCCGACGCGTGATGAGAGCCATCCGTTTCTCAGCCCGGATGGCGACGAGGTTCTGAGTGAAGAACGTCGAATGCTCTGTCGACACGTCGATCTGCATTTCCATGCGGTCGCGGATCTCGGCCGCAATGGGATTGCCCGTGCCTACGAGGAACGTACCCTGAGCGATGTTGGTGGTCGGGTCGACCGTCAGACCGAACAGGTTCTGCGTGGGATCGAGACCGCCCATGGTCTGCCGGGCCAGCGCGCCCTGCTGCGGGTCGCCGAGGATATAGCGCCCGAAGCCGTCCTTGGTCAGGCGGATGTCCCACCAGTCGTTCGGGTGCATCACGATGAACGTCGGAGGAAGCTCCTTCGCGGCTGTGATCTGCTGGATCGCGCGACCGATGATATCGATCTTGTTCCAGCCCTTGATCGCGATGAGCTGCGACGTCAGGAACGCGGAGGCCTGCGGGATGAGGCCGTGCAAATCCTCGCCGACGTTGTCGCCGCTGAGAATCTGAAGCTCTTCTTCGAGATTCACGTAATAGGGCATCATGGTGCGGATGAAGGTCATCAGCTCGGAAAAATCATCGAGCACCTGGCGAGATGCGGGAATCCAGGTGGCGATGGTTTTCACGCGTTCGGAAACGGTCGTGAAGGTCACGGCGTTTTCCGGCTTCGTGCTCGTCTCGGGGACTGGCGAGGCGATGGCCATCGGGCTGGCCACCTTGACGAAGTCGATCACCTGAAAGGTGGTCGGAGTCGCCGTCATGAGATCCCGAATGGTGAGCTGCTGACGCGGCTCCATCGTGATCCCGGGCAGGCGACCGATCTGCAATACGCCCGACACCGCAGTGCCGACGGCGATGTCGGTGATGGTGGTCTTCCGCTCGAACAACTGGCGAGCGGACTTGCCGGTGAAGTTCACGACCGCGTTCCCGCGCTTGTCTTTGAGGAGGCGCTGGATGCTGGCGTCGTTCTTCATCTGCTCTTCGAGCCCGTCTTCAGCTTCTTCGGCAGCAGTCAACCGGCCCGCGAGTTTTACGTCGATGGCGTCCACCTGCTTCTGGAGCGTATCGATCTTCGTTTTCGTTTCCTCGAGAACGGTGCCGTGTTTCAGTTCCTGCTCGGCAGCCTTATCGAAGTGAGTTTTGAGCTGGCCTTGCAGCTCGGCGAGTTGCTCTTTCAATTCCACGTTATTTCTCCTTGGCTTCCCCGCGTTTCGCTGCCGGGATGAGCGCCCTCATCTCTTCGATGAGGGTCGATGCTGCCGAGTGGTCTTCGACCGGCTCGGTTTTTGGAATGACCACGGCTTTCGTCCCCGAAGTGTCGTCGTCGGGTTCTTCCCCGTCGTCGTCGGCTTCGTCGTCCGTAAGTGCGATCAAAAGGTCGTCCGCGCTCTTCATGTGGTCGTTTGCGCTCTTCACGTGAGTGCGCGCGGTGTCGATGGTTTGTTTCGAGGCCGCACTGATGCGCCTCCCGGCTTTCCGAGCTTTAAGCTCGGGGAGCGCGCGTCCCATCAAACTGAATTCGCCGTATTCCTGCGCGAGCCAGTCGAGGTACGCGGGAATGAATTCCATGTAGACGGCGGTGAACTGGTCGATGCTGGCTGCAGAGGCCGCGATCTTCTCGTCGCGCTCCAGGTCCGACCAGGGAATCGAGGTCAACGCATAGCGCAGCGCGATCCACATCTGGTACATGGCGTCCTGAAGCTGGATCTCGGCATACTCGGTCGTGAAGTCGGCCTTCGCTTCCTTCCGCGCCTTCACGCTCGTGATCTGAGCCATCTCGTTCATGGGGAAGGTCACGATGGAGCCCTCCCAGAGCCGGATCTCCTTCAGATGCCGAACGCCCTGGTCCACTGCATCCTTCACGGTGTCGAAGCCGATCGACAGGCCTTTGACGATGCGGGCTTTGATCAGCAGATAGGCGTTCTTAGCCGCGGGGAGTTCCATGAGGAGCTGGCCTTTCACGTTGAGCGCGTCGGGTCCGTCGGCCAGCGTCAACATGCCGATCGGCACGTCCGGCTTGTGCTGCCAGAGCAATGGAACCTGATCGCCGTGCTCCCTGATCGTCTTGGTGAAAGCGCCTGGTTCGATCAGGTCGCCCCCGAGATCGACGTTGTTATAGACCGCGAGCGAACCGGTGAAGGAGCCGTCGGGCGCGACTGATTTGATCGTCATCCGAAGAAGCGATTTGGGCGTCATTGGGTTTTCCTTGTTGCGTTTTAGGTGGCCGGAGCGTTGCCGACGGAGTCTTCGGTGGGCTTCGGCTCGCCCGGCTTCGGTTTCTTTGGGTTCGTCGGGTCGGTCTCTGCTGGCTCGGCTCCAGTGCCGGGACCTTTCGGCGGTTGCAGCGGCCCGCCGTCGGGCGGGAGCGTTTGCATGTTGAGCTGTACGTGGTACCCGGTGCCGATGCCATCGGGGATCGGATTCCAGTCTTCGAGGTCGCGGATTTCGTCCTGGTTGGCGATGCCGTTCTGGAGCATCGTTGCGTAACCGGCCATGCGGGACGGGAAGTCGCCGCGCAGCAGCGCGTTCAGATTGTGGCGCCAGAGATAGTTCTGCGTCTTCTCTTCGGGCGTGAGCACGCAGCGCCAGAGTTCCTGCTCCCAGCGCGTGAGCCACGCCGACAGCGTCAACTTCACAAACTCGAGAGCGAGCTGTTCGATGTTGGAGAACGTCGCGCGGGAGAGATCGCCCACCAGGTGCGGTGGCACGCCGAACCAGCGGCAGATTTCATGGATCGAGAACAACCGCGTTTCGAGGAGCTGGGAGTCCTTGAGGCTGATGCCGATCTGCTTATACTTCAGATCGTTTTCGAGGATGGGCGCTTTGTGCGCGACCGAATATGCCATCTCCCAGTCGGCCCGGAACTGATTGAACTCTTCCCGGCTTTTGAACTTATTCGCCATCTCCAGGATGTACGGGAGCCGGCCCCCGCGGCCGAAGAAGTTTCCGAGATTCTTCTCGGCTCCGATCGCGGTGCCGATGGACTGGTGCGCCACCGAAATCACCGAGAACCCGTTCGTGCCGTTGTTCCCAATGCCGCGCATGTGAAAGATGTCCTGCGGCTTGTTTTTCTGGACTGTGAAGCTCTTCTCCTGCTCGTTGCCCTGCTTCACCACGTACACGAGCTGGCCGGCCTTGTCTCTGCCGTTGCGCACCTGGCTCGGCTGAAGAAGGTTCAACTCCATCGCCACGCCCGTGCCGCTTCGCCGGATAATCTGCGCGTAAGCGTTGCCCTGCATCACGCAGTGGCTCGTAAGCGTCTCGCGAAAGCCCATCGCCGTCATTTCGTCGTTGGGCGCCATCGCCAACGCCTGGAACATCGGGTGCTTCGTGGCGAGCTGTTTACCCTTCGCCGGATTCTTGTCGACCTGCAACATCACCAGCGGGATAAAGCCGACCGTCTCCGAGATGATGCGGTTGCAGGCCCACACGACGGAGTGATTGAGAGCGCTCGCGAGGTTGACGCGCTCACCGGACCAGGACGCTGAGTTGCCGCCGAGCGCTTCGTAGATGCCGTTGTAACCGTTGCGCGCGTACCAGTCTGTGGTGATGGCCTCGATCGAGATGATGGTCTTCGCCTCGCCGGGCATGCGGAGAATTGAAAGCGCCTCGGGTCCGCCAGAGATGCGATCCATCAGCGTTTTGATTCGCGACGTGATCTCCGGGAACACTAACCCACGCTCCTTAATCCCGAGTAGCTGACGTCCTTGTCCTCGAAGACAATCGCCCGCGCGAGGCCGTCAATGGTCGCCGCTATCAGATCGATACGCGAGAAGTCTTTTTCGCGATCCGGCTTGACCGGTTTGATCAGGTCGTTCCCGTCGCTCACTGTGCAGAGGCAGCTTGCGTGGTGAGCCATCACCGGGTGCCCGCCATGGATGAGATCGCCCGTGGCGACGAGCGCAATCAGCTTCTTCGTTGCCTCGTTCAGGCCGGGGCACGTCTGCGGAATTTCCACGCAGGGCACGCCCTCGTCAACCAGAGCGGTGGACATCTCGCGCGAGTTGTACCTGTCGAAGCAGACCTCCTGCACGTCGAACATTTCGAGGCAGTACTTGATCCGCGATTTGATCAGGCTGTTGTCGATCACGCGGCCCACGCAAGTTTCGATCCAGCCTTCCTCGACCCACCGTTCGTAGGGCATGCCGTCCTGCACCTGCCGCTTCCTGAGCGTTGCCGCAGGCATCCAGCACCACGGGAGCGCGTCGTACCCGCCGTCCTCGCGCGGGAAGACAGCGACAACCGCCGAGAGATCCGTCGTCATCGAGAGATCGACGCCCACCCAGCACCTGCGATTGATGAACTGCCGCAGCAGGTCGTTCGGCAGCGGCCACCCGGCCGCGTCCCACTCGCGGCGGCAGGCGTTCCAGAGGTTCATGTCGATGGCGCGGTTTTCCTTCTGGTCCCAGAGGTTCAGGAAATACCGCTTGAAGCTCGACAGGTCGCCCTCAGCCAGGTGTGACTCATACTGCCTGCGGATCTTTTCCTTGTCGAGGAACCCGCCGTTTTCGATCAGGCTCGGATTGCACTTGATCCAGGTCTTCTCACTGGCCGGGTCGTCCTCGGGCGAGGCTCCGAAGATCCGTCCGAAGAACGTCGGATCGAGCACGACGCCTTCGTTGATCTTGCGCGCCTTCTCATGCAGCCGCCAGGCGAGCGGCGATTCGGACTTGACGCCAGCGGTGGTGATCGCGATGGTGAGCGTCTGCCTGCGGGTGAAACCTCCGTTCGTCAGGACGTCCCAGTTTTCAAGATGCTTGCGCGTCCGCCAGCGGTGGACTTCGTCCGCGATGACGCAGGACGGATTGACACCGTCGCCGAAGTCACCGTCCGCAGCGATGGCGGCATAGAAGCTGTCCGGGTCGTTGCGCTTCACGATCCGGTTCGTGCCGCGCATGATTCGCAGCCGCTTCCTGAGCAGTGGGCTTTGTTCGACCATCTTGCAGGCAGCGCGGTAGACGTTCATCGCCTGCCTGGTCGCGGCGGCGGCGCCGTAGACCTGGCAGCCGGGCTCGACGGACAGAATGAGCACGAGCAGCGCGAGGCCTGCCGCCCACTCGGTCTTCCCGGCTTTCTTTGGCACTTCCTCGTAGACCATCTGAATAATCCGGTTGCCTGCTGAATCGAGCAGCCCGAACGTTTGCGCAACGGCTTCTTCCTGCCAGGGCATCAGCAGGAACGGCTTCCCGAACCACTCGTCCTGGGTGTGCTTCAGAACCAGTTCGAAGAAATTGCAGGCCGCATCTGCGTGTGGCTTCGAGAAGGACACATTCTGTTGATTTCTTAATAAAGAATCGAAGCGAATCGACTTGCTTACCGGTGAGACCCGATCAATGAATGTGGTGTACCCGGCTGGACCGGGGCCGAAAAGAGAACAGCAAAATGAAAAAGATTACGAACGCCAAAACGAAGACCACCAAGGCCCCGAAGGCCACCACCCAGAGCGCGGGTTGCCGCGAGCACCCGGTTCCGTACCCAGGCTGCACGGACTGCGAAGCCGAAGCAACTCGGCAGGAGCAGATGAAGGCCGACCAGACGAAGCTGAAAGCGGGCGACAAGAAGCGCAAGGCCTCGGTGAAGGCAGCGAAGGCCTCCAACGCCACCCCGGTGAAGGCCGCTAAGGTTGCCAAACCCGCGAAGGCGAAGGCCACCAAGGCCCCCAAACCGGCCAAGGCGGCGAAGGTCGCGGGAACCACCAAGAAAGACCAGGTGCTCGCCCTGATCAGCCGTAAGAACGGAGCCAGCCTCGACGAGATCATGACGGCGACAGGCTGGCAGAAGCACACGGTTCGCGGGTTCATCGCGATCCTCGGCAAGAAGGGCACGAAGATCGAGTCCTTCAAAAGCGAGGCGGGTGCCCGGACCTACAAGGCCTCGTAAGCGCAGCCCGCGCAAGGCCCATCCGAAAGGGTGGGCCTTGCGCCGTTTATAAGCAGAATTGACTTGGCTTCCGGGCCGGGAAGAGTGATCAATGTGGACATGAGAACAACCAAACAACAACGCGCAGCGGCCACGCCGGGCTTCGCGATTCAGATCCTGCGCGACACTGACCTCGGCATCGCCACGCTGATCGTTGAAGACGAAGAAGGCCACTACGAGCCGGTTAACTACGCGAGCACGCTCGCCGAGGGTTTCGAGATGGCCAAGGAAGACCTTCGCAATCGCCAGAAGAGCCTGATGGCCGACAAGGACCCCGGCCTTTGTCCCTGGGAGTACAAGGTTTGGGCGCGCGGGCTCGACGGCAAGATGGTGGTTGCCGCCACCTGGAACGTAAGCGACCTGTAGACCCTTCACGCAGCCCTCTTCCCCAACCGGTCCAACGAGACTTCCTCGAAGGATCGGTTTTCTTCGTTCAGAGCCTTTTCCCCGCTCCACTCCTGCCAACGTCGGATGATCACATCGCAGTACAGGGGATCGATCTCAAGAAGCCGAGCGACGCGGCCGTGCTTCGCGCAGGCGATCAGCGTCGAGCCAGCCCCGCCAAAGGTGTCGAGCACGACATCTTCGTTCCTGCTGCTGTTCAGAATCGGGTATGAGATCAAATCGACCGGCTTCATCGTCGGATGATCTGCCGAGCGCGCGGGCTTGTCGAAGTTCCAAACCGTGGTTTGCTTCCGATCGGTGAACCAGCGGTGCGATGCGCCCGGCTTCCAGCCGTAGAGGATCGGCTCGTGCTGCCAGTGATAATCCTGCCGCCCCATCACCAGCGTTTGCTTCACCCACACGCAGCATTGCGCCAGCTTCCATCCGCCCTCCACCAGCGCGCGGCGGAAGTTCATCCCCTCGGTGTCGGCGTGGAACACATAGATCCCCGCGCCTTCCTTCGTCACGCTGGCGAGGTTCGTGTAGGCGGCGAGCAGGAAGGTGAAGAACGCGGCGTCGGCCATGTTGTCGCCTTTGATCTTGAGCTTCTCCTTCGTCGCCCCTTCGTAATCGACGTTGTACGGCGGGTCGACAATCACGAGGTCAGCTCGGGAGCCAGCGAGGACGCGTTTCAAATCCGCAGGTACGGTGGCATCGCCACATAGCAGGCGGTGCTGGCCGAGCACCCACAGTTCGCCCGGTTGCGTCACGGGGGCTTCACGCAGGCCCGGCGCGTCGTCGTCGGGTGTCAGTCCCTCTTGCCCCGGTGACGTTGCCCCGGCGAGGAAGTCGGCGATCTCCTGCTCGTCGAAGCCTGTCAGCTCCAGGTTGCCATATCCGAGGTTCTGAAGGTCGAGCAGTTCGGGACCGAGCAGTTCGAAATCCCAGGAGGTTTCATCGTGGGACCGATTGTCCATCAACCGGTACGCCTTCACCTGTGCTGGCGAAAGATTGTCGGCGACGTGAACCGGCACCTCGGTGAGATTGAGCTTGCGTGCTGCAAGCAATCGCGTGTGTCCGGCGATTATCACCCGCTGTGCATCGACCACAATCGGCTGACGCCAGCCGAACTCCTGAATCGACGCGGCGACTTTGTCCACAGCCGCGGGCGTGATTGTCCTGGCATTGCGTGCGTAGGGAATCACCCGCTCGATTGGCCACTGTTCGATCAGCATCGGGCCAGCACCTTGTCCCTGACTGTCTCGGCGATGGCTTTCATCATCAGCGGGGGAACCGAGTTCCCGAGCCGCTCCCACTGCTGCGCGTAGGTCCCGGTGAGGACGAAGTCGTCCGGGAACGCGCAGATGCGCCGCAGCTCCGCGATCGTGAACTTCCGCCGCGCAGTTTCGTCGACCACGTGGAAGTGATTGCTGGCCCCGCCGCCAGCCCGGCTCTCGCTACCAACAGTCACAGTCGGTGCCGGCCGATCGGTGATGTCGCCCGCGCTGTATTTCGGGTCGCCTCCGGTGTTGTGAACTGCGCGGCCGGACAACTCGAACCGCTGCTGCGCCGCACCCGTCGCGTTCACGCTGTTCAGCGGGCTATCGAGACTGATCTTCTTCCGCTTGAACTGCCCGCCGACCCGGCCCGTCAGTTCGGTGACCGGAAAGGCTGCGTCGCCCGGCAGCATTGTTTCCGATTGCACGTGGTGTTGCTGGTAAGAGGCTCCGTTGGTCATGGTGAGCGAAGGGGCTGGCTTCTGAAGGCTCAGGGTGTCTTCGCGCGTGTAACCATGTGCGACCGATTTGACTGCGGTCAGGTGCGGCAGCGCATCGCGCACCGAGTAGCGATACCGAAGAGGTTCCGGGTGGACCGGGTCCAGGTGGAGGTCCTCGCGAACGCCGACGAAGATAATCCGCTGGCGCATCTGTGGAACGCCCAGCCACTGAGCATCGAGCAGCCGGGCAGTAACGCGATACCCGGAGGCCTTCAACGCGCGCAGCACTTCGATGAACCAGCCCTTCGCGGTTCCCTTCACCAGGCCGCTCACGTTCTCGGCGACGAAGGTCTTCGGCTGGAGCCCGCGCAGGAGCCGGATGTATTCGTCGAACAGCGTCTCCTTGCACTGCGAGGCCCCGTGCTCGTAGGTCTTTTCGTGGCCCCAGCCTTTTTCGCGCTTGCCCGCCGTCGAGAACGACTGGCACGGGGGCGATCCATCAAGCAGGTCGAGTTCGCCTCGGGCAAGACCTGTCGCCAGGAGAATCTCCTCGGGCTGAACCAGGCGGATGTCGCGGCAGTCGAGAATCGCGTCGCTGCTCATGTTTGCGCGATATGAGTCCTGCGCCGCGGGAACGAATTCGTTCGCCCAGACGACCTTGAACCCGGCCATGCGGTAGCCGAGACAGGAGCCTCCGCACCCCGAAAACGTGGATGCCACAGTGAATCCGTTCCAGGGTAGCCCCACCACTTCGACCATCGACGGCACGCGATAAACAGGTTTTTCAGGTACTGCCCGACGAGGCAGCTCGGGCTCGCCGTCGGTTTGAACCGACAGGTCGGCAGGGCGGCTCTTGATCGAAGGGCAGGCTTTGTTCAGGACGTTGCCCTGGTTCCGATGCTGGCCGTTCGTCTGGTGCATCACTCGGGTTGCCATGGTCAGGCCGCAGCTTCCTCGGCTGGTGGTGCTTCTGGCTTTGGCCCTGCGGCACCGCTCCAGGTGTATCCGCACTTCGGACATTCGTGCGCGGTAGAAATCGATTCGTCGTACTGCTTGAACTCGTCCGGGGGCTTCCCGTCGTCCGAGCCGGCCGACCCGAGGAACTCCGCAATCTCCGCAGCGTCGAACCCGGCGAGCGCAACGTCCACATTCAACGCCTGCAACTCGGCAATCTCCGGGCCGAGTAACTCCATGTCCCAGCCGCTCTCCTGGTGACTGCGATTGTCCATCAGGCGGAAGGCTTTGATCTGTCCCGGCGTAAGGTCGGTCGCGACGTGGACCGGAACCTTCTCCAGCCCGAGCTGCTTTGCCGCCAGCAGGCGCACGTGGCCCGCGACGACGACCCGTTCGCTGTCCACGACGATGGGCTGCCGCCACCCGAACTCCTTGATGCTGGCGGCGACCTTGTCGATTGCCTCCTGCGGGATCTTGCGGGCGTTCCGCGCATAGGGAATTAAGCGGTCAATCGCCCACTGGAGGATTTTCATTACTGTACGACCATTGGCGCAGGCGTTCGCCTCGCCCGCGGGCGTCCCAGCAGCTCCATCAGATCCGCATCGCCGTCGTCCAGCTTGTCCACCGCCAGCCGCGTCCTGCTCACTGGCGACAAACCGAATTCCGAACAGAACGCCTTCATCAGAGCCAGCGCCTGGTTCCCCTGCCGCACGGCGGGGTGTGGCTTCACATCAACCACGACCAACTTGTTGGTGGCCGGGTTCAGAATCTTCTTTGCAATGAATCGCCCCTGCGTCTTAATCGTTTCGTAGCAGGCAATCGCCGCGTCGTAGGCGATACAGACACCCTCCAGCATCGGGCCGTCGGGGCGGCGGTCGAGATCCATCAACTCCAGTTCGTGCGACCAGAACGTCCACGCGTCCCGCGCTCGCCCCACCAGGTATTCCGGGCAGGGCGGCAAGCCGCGCGACGCCTTCGGCTCGGCTGCAAGTTGCTGCTCCAGTTTGTGGACGCCCTTCTTCCGGGGATCGCCGGCAGCGATCTGCGCCTTGATCGGTTTCGGCTTCCTACCCAAGTGGTTTTGATTCAGTCCTTTGGCTGGTGCTACTTCCTGTTTTTCGACCTCGCTTGAGGCCGAATCGCAAGAGAGAAAAATCGATAGGCGAACTGGCCTAAAGCCTTTCCCATAACAAACTTGAATTCCGAAACCCGTCAAGAACGAAAATTTTCATTTCGCGGATTTAAACAGTCGAGGCCTGGGTGGTCGCGGTCCGCCCGTCCGTAGAGATAAAGACCGCCCTACCCCCCCTGAGGCTCCACCGGGTTGCCCCCGTTCGCCCCACGTCGGCTCCACGTGGCGCAACGCCACCCGACCCCGCAGGGGTCTGCGCCCCTAACTCAATGCGAACCCGACACGCCGCCCACGTGTGCGAGATTCGAGGGCATTTCCGCGAGTCGCTGACAATTCATTCCCCGTCCTCGCGGTTCGAAACCCCCAGCTCTTGAGCCCGACTGCTTTGAGCTGGAATTGAATCTCCCACAAGAGCAAAATTAAGTTCCGCGAGAAGTTTGCTTTTTGGTTCACCGGGAATCTCTGAACCGCGAACATGCGAGAGCACACGAACAGCCTTAGCCAAAGCCGCCCGCAACCGTTTGTTCCCACTAAGCACAGCTTTCTCTCCCTTCAGGCGACTATCAGTCGCTGTGTAACGCCATCGGCTTTCAGTCGATGAGTGGTTTACCCAAGTGGGCACAACGACTTGTGTGAGGCCAGCTTCCCAGAGGTGGACTCGAAATGAAGTCGAGCTGCAAGACGCTTACGAGTGCGCACCCTCGGCGTTGATTTTCGGTCAGAGGCATTTGGTGAATCGCGCTACGGGTGCGGTCACAAGGAGGTATCCCGCTTATAATTGGTAGGCTGAACCGGGGGCGCTCCCTTCGACAGTTACTGGAGATCGAGAATGCCGACACCATTCAAACACCTTGTAGTTCTGATGATGGAGAACAGATCTTTCGACCATATGTTGGGATTCCTGAAGAGCCCAGATTATCTGATCGACGGGCTCACCGGAAACGAATTCAATCCGCCGGCGGATGAGGGTGGGTTGCCGGTCATGGTGAGTCGCGATGCCCATTCGGTACACGATCTGAATCCCGATCCGGGACACGATTTCCTCAACGTGAACGTCCAGATTTTCGGCAACAAGGACGGGAACCGGGATGGCCCTCCGATGCAGGGCTTCGTTCAGGACTACGCGCTGGTGAGCAATCACATCGAGCAGGGCGCCAACATCATGAAGTGCTTCACGGTGGATACACTGCCGGTGCTGTCGACTCTCGCGCGGCAGTATGCGGTCTGCGATCATTGGTTCTCTTCGGTACCCGGCCCCACCATTCCCAACCGGCTTTTCGCGCATGCCGCCAGTTCCGCGGGTTCGGTGACACAGGATGCGGTCGAGGCGCCGGCGGTAGTCAAAACGATTTTCCAGGTGATCGACGACCCGGCGAATCTGGCGTCTTTCCGAATCTATTCACCCGGCGCATCCATCCTGATGGCTAACCTTTACCTTGCCCGGCACCAGACGGGATTCCATCCCTACAGCGAGTTTCGTGACGATTGTCTGAAAGGAGATCTCCCGGAGTATACGTTCATCGAGCCTTCGTACGACGACGATGTCGCGCACGGGATGTTCGCCACCAGTCAGCACCCGGATTTTCCCGTGAATATGGGCGAAGCGCTCATCTCGGACGTCTATCACGCTCTGCGCGATGGAACACAATGGGAGACCACGCTTCTTTTGATCGTGTACGACGAACATGGCGGGATCTTCGATCATGTGGAGCCGCCCGCGCTCGTGAAAGACCCGAAGTTCAACAACCTTCCCGACGTGCAGCCATCGTCCGATCCTCCGTTTGCCTTCGATCGTGCGGGAGTGAGGGTGCCGGCTGTTTTCGTGTCGCCGTATATCAAGGCGGGCACTATAATCAGCCAGCCGTTCGATCACTGTTCGATTGTTGCCACGGTACGAAAGCTTTTCTGTCTCGACAAAACACCTTTCAACTGGCGGGAGGCGCAGGCGGCTACTTTTGAGGATATTCTCAATCTTGACGTTTCGGATGTGCGGATTGATCGGCCCGTGATACCGGCGCCCGTTGTTGCCGCTCCCCCGCCTGACGTCATTGCGGCTGCCAACGCAGCCTTCGCGACTGCAAACGCTCAGCCGAAGATTCCGCCGGCCGTCAAAAAGCCCACGGATCTTGCGATGAGCATGGCGCTTGCCATGCAACACACGATGAGCGAATTGGGACTGAAGCCCAAGATGCCGGCCAGTCAGATCTATTCCGCTCAGGATGCGGCCAACTTCCTTGCCGATGCGACGGCTGCATTAACGGGAGGCGAAAAAACAGGGGCAGCCGGGGGAGTCCGCCGATGAGCGCCGATCGTGTTTTCCGTGCGGCGCTTCTCGCGCTCGCTGTCTGTGGGCCGGTAGCGGCGCAGAGTTACAGTTCGTGCCCCAATTTCGGATCTCAGGGGCTCCACGAAAAAATCGATTGTATTGAAGCGCTTTTCTCGGCGTCGCCGGCACACCTTACTTTTTCCAGCGTTCCGCCGGGGAATGGTTTCGCACTCGGAGGCGTTTTGGAAAAGGCAACCCATTACGTGTCACCAGCGACGCGGCTGCCTGATATCGACATCTACGATCCCAACAAGCAGCCCGACACAGGCTACCTATCTCTGACCGACGCACTCCTCGCGGGGGTCGTCTCGACAAACGGATCGTGGTACACGACGGGTTCCTTTTCGTGGCTTCCCCCTCTGCATTACCGCACGGTAACCGAGAACGGCGTCACCTTTCAGCAGTTAGGGCCGTTAAAGACACACCAAGTCTTCGGACTGCAATTCTACGGGACTCACCGGAGCATTCAGAACCTCTCGTTTTATGGCGAAGGCGGGACGGCCCCAACGACGGAATATGTTTTCAAACAAACGGAAACCTACGCAGGAACAACCGCCCGATTGCCGCTGACTCCGTGGCTGGCTGCGGTGGGTCAACTGGAATACCGCCAGCTCTCTCTGCCAGTCGACAACAGCTTCCTTTCGGTACGGAACAATTTCAGCGAGACCACTGCTCCGGGTCTCAATGCGCAACCGGGGTTTATGCATTATGTTCTCGCCGCCGAAACCGACGCGACCTGGAGATCGGAGCCAGCCTCCCCGAAGGAGACTCTCATCCCCGATCCCAACGCCCGTCCGATAGGACTCCTGAAGCACAGGTTAATTTTCCGCGTGCAGAATCGAGCGGGGTACGAATGGTATCAGGATCTGAACACGGGACACTATTCATTCCGTCAGTTCGCCTTCACGGGTGACGAGTCGGTCCATCTGGGATCGGTTTTTCTGAAGTTCCTGGACGACAAATCCCATCCCGGCGCGTTTGGTTTTCTTCGCCTCGTTTGCGGCGGGACGGGACGTGCGGCGAAAGGGAAAGCGACGAGCGCAATCAAAGATTCGTTCAAGAAGGACGATGTTTGCGACTTCGGACAGCTTGATGTCAAATCGCGGTTCGTCGTTTCGCAAACCGGGGCCGGGAATGTCGTGCCGTTTTATTATCAGCCAACTCTCGGCGGGTCCGATATCGAGTCTCGCGTGACGCTGCGCGGCTATGCGGATTATCGTTTTCGCGGAAACGATCTTGCGCTGGTGCAAATTGAATACTCGAAGCCTATTCCCGCCTTCGATCCGGTGGGGATTTATGGGTTCTACGATGGCGGAAGCGTCACAAACCCCGGTCAGTCGCTGGGCATGGCGCGTTTTCGGCAGGATGGAGGTATAGGAACATCATTGCGCCTCCAGGGTAAAGTAGTTTTCCAAGCCTATGCTGCCATGGGAGCCGGTCACGGCGTTCATGTTGGATACAACCTGGAGAAGCTTTTCTAAAGCGACGCCGGATTCAGCGGCTCTCGCTAAAGCCGCGCGGAATTCACTTGAACTTGAACGGAAACGCTATGACCTCTATCTGGAGTTGATCTGGCGCATAAATTCTCACCTTGACGTCGGTTCTTTGTTAACGAATCCCCCAGGTGATCATCCGACAGCGGGCTCAAACTGACCCCGCCACCGGATTCCGGACCAGGTTGACCGACTCCCGCATGGTCTTGGCACTGTGACAACTGTTGCACCGGGTCCGAAGATTATCGAGCGACAAACGCAGGTCCGGTCGCTTCTCAATGGGGATCTGATGATCAGCATGCAGGTGGCGCTCCCCTTGACTGAAACCCTCTCGCAACTCGGCCAGCACCTGTTCAACGGGCGGCGGGTCAAGTTCGAACTGCCTGAAGTCCCTCACCAGGTTCGGTTCCCACCCGCAGTCAACGCATCGCCACTCATCACGGATGAAGCAAAGAACCCGAAGGCGCCGATGGTCGGCGTCATAGCCGCGGGCTGCCGAAGTCCCTCTCCGCTCATCGTGCTGCCGCTGCGTTTTCCGTTTGTGCTCCGGGCAATACGTTCCCGCGCCGCAAAGAGCCCTGCATCCAGGCGAGTTGCATGGACGCTTGGATAGACTCGACATCCTGAATTGGTGCTGTCGCCAATTTAAGAACAGGCTTTAAGCGGGCGGGAGCCGTGTCGTTCTCCGGCAGGCTTTGCCCGTGTTGCGCCACGTTCGCCCCACGTTGCGCCGCGCGCCCGAGACTGGTACCGTTCCGCGCACCTTTGGCGTCGACGAAACCAAACGTGCCACGCACGCGAGCGACGTAGCGGGCGCCGACCTGCCGCCGAGCTTTCATGGGATCGGGACTGTGCAATCCACAACCACCTGGAGGAAGGCGGCGCGAACCTTCACAGGCGCATAGGTCTTGCCATCGCGGGTTCCACCAAGATGTTTCAGATCCCAGGCTTGCCCGTGCTCAAGACGCTCTTTGAAGGAATAGGTGGTACCCATGACGGAACTTGCCGACAGCGGCTTAGGCTCTCCGGGTCGAACGAAGAGAATCGCTCGGTTGATGCGGCCCTTGCGAAGGCACACCACCCGCGCCACCAGGCCCGCCGATTGAAGCCTCGCAAACCGTTTTTCGGACGCCCAAGCGTACAGGCTACCGTCGGCATTGTAGACGGGTATTAAAGCAGCATTCATGATTTTTGGACACACGGAACTAACGGGAAAGCTGCGGGAGTGGATTAGCGAGGGTCCCGACGCTCGTGAAGAATGTAATCGAACTTCCGATTGCAAGACGATTATAGAGGGTGGCTTGCGGTCTGTAAAGCCATGTATTAAGGGTGGTTATCCATTGCTAAGGCGTGCTAGTTTTTGCTCTTGAAGGGTACGGGATGTCTCCAAATCAGAAAGTGGCGGTCGCCGTCGTGGGTGGCGGTTGAATCTGTGCCAAGGCCACAACCGCCATTGGGGAATCGCTTCCCACATCCCTGAGCAGACGAGGGTTGCGAAAGCGCGGTGGCTGTAGTGGCTGTAGTGGCGGTTGTTTGCAGGATCGTTCTGATCCCTATATCCCGATTACTCTAGAACGAATCGGGAATTCCCAAACAGCGTTGCTTCAGCACTTCACTCTTCCGGCAGCGCGTGCTCGTTTTGTCGAACTCCTTCTCTGGCTTTCGGTCGCTTTCCTGAGAGCCGCGATCAGCTCATCGCGCCATCGGTTTGCCTCATCGGCCGGCATGTGGAAATGTATTTGCCGGTGGACATTCCGGCCCGAAGGATTCGCGACTCGCAGGTAGTCGCGCTTGTTCTTCAGCACGGACGCAGCTTTGCCCACAGTCAAGTCTCGTAACTTTGCATCTGTCCATTTCTCGTGCTGTCCCTTAACCGCGATGGCAACCTCTGGAGGGTTCATCGCGACGTACGCCCGATCAGGAGGATCGGAGAACACAACGAAGTTGCGGGCCAGTCGCAATTCGCCGCGGGCAAGAGCGCTATTCGGGAACGAGTCGTTGCGGTAAATCGCCGCGTACCTTTCGTCGAATTTTCTCTGGGTCATCCCTTGGTGCTCGGCGATGCGCCACAACCAATCCCTGTGGCGGTATTGAGGCGGTCTATCAGTCTCGTCCCAGCGCCAGCCGCAGTCGTCCGGTGTGATTAGTCCGTTGATATAGAGGTGGCGAAACCCAGAAAAGTCATTGGCACGATTGAGAGCGCGATGGTCCAGTTTATCGGCGACTGTCTCGACGGCGCACAGACGGTACAACGTCTCATTGTTCGGCAGCGGAGTAAAGGAAAAGAAAACAACGATGCTGCCTTTCTCAATCTGGTTCCGAAGATCCTGTCGGCAAACGCCCCAAGTGAGTCGGCCACCGTTGCGCGCTGCGTAGAATGAAGGATCATCGCCGTTGTCGTAAGGCCATTCATCGTCGCGGATGGCTGTCTCGACCGTGAGGAATTGCCTTTCGGCGCCGTCAAGGCTTTCCGGCTTGCTGCTGTGGAAGCAGGCCAGGTAGATCGATGTCCTGTTTGCGCTTGCACCCATATTCGTAGAAAGGAAGGTGGCCTTTTCAGTGTAGGGCTCGACCGCGAAAGGTCAGTTCACGATCGGATCGGGGCTGACCGTGAACGAGCACTGGCGGGGTTCTGTTTAAAAGGGATCGGCGACGCCGCGTTGCTAAGGAATCCCCACAGTACTTAAGATATTGAAGGAGCATCCCCACAAAACTCCCCACAGTGTTGCAGAAACGAGGTCTCCCGGGGTGGATTGTTGCCTGTAAGTCTATGAAAAGTTTGGCTCCTCAGGTAGGATTCGAACCTACAACCCTTCGGTTAACAGCCGAGCATTCGGTGATGGTTAACCCTTGTGTTGTCATGGCCGGAGCCCCGAAAAACTGCCCGACTGTAGGGGAATTTGCAGGTACTCCGTCCCAGTTTTGGAGCCGTTTTCGACCCAATTCGGCCTTGCGAAGTGACTCACTGAATCAGCCCGTTTTCCGCGCTCTCCTGCTCCTTCTTCTTGGCCAGTTCGGCGGTCGCTGTCCGGGTCTTGTCCCGGCGCGCCAAGACCTCCTGGAGCGCGTCCCGTTTGGCCTCGGTGCGGATGTGGCTGTACCGGGCAAGCATCTGCCGCGACACGTGTCCGGCGATATCCATGATGGTCTGGTCTCCAGCCCCGCTCTCCGCAAGTTCTGTGATCAGGGTGTGGCGGGCGTCGTGCCATCGGCCGGTAACCTTGGCGTTCGTTCTGACATTCGTCCATGCAGTCTTCAACGTGGTGATCGATCGCGAGGGGTCCATCCCGCCACGTCGCCCAAAAGGGAATAGAAACCAATCCTTCCGGGTCTCGCCGAACTTCTTCACGTACCACTTTGCGTGCGCCAGGAGCGCGTCCAGAACTTCGGTGTTAAGGGGTATGGTTCTGCCTTCGCCCGCGGCGGACTTGGCGTTGCCGACCGTGAGTATCCCCTTTGCGAAGTCGATCTGAGACCACCGCGTGCGTTTGATCTCAGCGTCCCGCATTCCCGCATTCAAGGCGAGCGTCAGTGCCGGCAGAATCAGCGGTGACCGCGACTTCGCGGCGGCAACCATCATCGCGTCCTTTTGCTCGACGCTGAAGGCCTTCCCCGGTTGCGCGCTGACCGCCAGCTTGAGTTCCTTTCCTCTGCGAAGCTCAACTCGGAGCAGGTCGCCATGCTTCCCCATCATCCGCAGTAGAAAGCCGATTTCTTCGTTGATGCTCTTCGGCGCCGCCTTCTGCCCTAGCCGGGCCAGGCGGTAGCCTTTGACGGCCAGCTCGTCGATCTCGATCACCATCTTGTCGCCAAGCCGCGCCACTACGTGGTCAACCGCATACTGCGCGAAGGTATACGAGGCGGGATGCAGGAGTTTGTATTCCGCGAGGTAATCAGTCGCAATGGCGGACAACGCTCGAACGCGGTCCTTCCGGGCGCTGAGCCCGTTGAAGCCATTCTCCATTTCGCGGACGCGCGCCTTCTCCGCCTCTTTGGCGATCGTCTTCGACTTCGTCTTAGCGCTCTCGATGATGCGGCGCCCCGCGTGGGTGAACTCGTACCACCAGGTGTTACCTCGCTTGTAAACAGACATCAGTTTCCCGCCTTCTTTGCCGGTTTTGGACTCAACTTCCGATCGAGAGCCGCCTCCAGAAGAAACCGCATTGCCTCGGCACGCGCATTGAACCGGTGGTCGTGCCAGAACGTGTCGATACGCGAAAGCAGCGCCTGGTCGAGCGCCAGATTAACTACTGGTTTGTTAGTCGTCATTGGTAGATGTTAGCGCGGTACCGGCTTACGCCAGTCCGTTTCTAACTACCCCTTTCAAACCGTGCGTGCGGTTTTCCCGCACACGGCTTAACGATGATCTTACTGATGTGGCTTGCGCCGGG